GGCAATGCGTTCGGATAATCACGGTCAAAGAACGCGAACGTTCGGTTTATCCCCATAGTGCCCTCGATCGGCTTCCGATCGGAAAGGGAGGGGACAAGGGGGTCGGTGGTGTCCTCTTGCTCACAAAAAACCGCCCACCCTTGCTTAAATTACATCTAGTGCAGCTTGCAACAAGGTTATCATCGCTATCTAATCCACCAAGCCTTCTAGGGATCACATGATCCACAGTTGTAGCCTCTTGATTGCAATATTGACAAATGAACTGATCCCTGCGCAACACACGACTGCGAATAGACCGCCAATGCCTTGTAGATCCGGTTGATCTTAGAGCTGACTTACTCAATACCATCCCTTAATCTTATGATGAGCCAAAGCATTACAAGGATTACTATAACGCTTTTTAATATATTTAAGTTGCCAATCAATTTGCTTAAACCCATCAACAGTAGATAACCATTTAGATCTACCTTGTGGAATACCATAATGACTACCATTCTTGGCTTTAGGATTCCATCTTGATTCCTTAAAATTTAATTCATCTAAACAATAAAATTGATCTAAGTCATTAAGCTGTATGAAAGCCCATTGTCTGTAATGATTAGTTTTATCTAAAGAAGCAACGGAATAATCTTTTAATAAGCCTATGTTTAAGGCTATGAACAGAGATATCACCAAACCAAACCTTGCGATCTTTCTGCTTCGCAGATCGCCCTTTCGCTCTGAAAGCGAATTTGCGTTTAAGGGTATCACATCACTCCAAATCTATCGGCATAACCGCAGGTCAGACGGCAAGTCATATCGACATCCAACCGATGTATTGTGCATTTGGGTTATCAATAAGCCATTGCTCACGCAGCTTGTTTTGGTAAACCCAATTGATGGTGTGTGTCATTTTGTCATGATTAGCGCACATGTATGGCACTCCTGATCTACGAACATCCAAGACCCGCATTTAGTGCATCTAATGACAGGCTCTTGAGTGTCAGTTGCTTCCGCTAGATTCTTTGTTCCTACGCAATTGCAGCGCAAGCATTGATAAACCCTAAATCCATGAGCCGTTGTGTAGCCTTCCAACCAAATAAATTCGGTGTTGCCTGAGCAGCCGTTGCATTTGAATTTAACCAAGTTTGCCAGCCCATCCTGTTCCCTTAAAGATGGTTGGCACAGCTGTATAGATACGCCTTAAAGGTGCGTTGCATACTTGACATTGAGGGATTTTATGATCCATTGGTAAATCCAATACAATCAGCGATCCCTCGCTATCACAAAAGTATTCGTAATTAGGCATGATACGGAATCCGATTGATTGCGTGGCAGTTATAGCATCGAAGCAGATCGCCCTCATGAAGTAATCTGTCATCGTTGCATAGATCGCAATAAGTTGTTGATGGTTCTACTTTAACTCCGTCATCTGTAAAAGTTGCAGTTAGACCAGAACCATCAATAATTTGTAATTCGCCCATTTATTCACCTCCTTCAAAATACCATTTTCCATTAGCTGTAAGTTTTGCCCATTTAGGTTCACATGCTTTTGCTCTGCATACATATCCATAATATGGCTTGCCTCCTTTAGAGATTCCCTCTTTAAGAATATGACCATGCTGACAGGCAGGTGGCTCATTTGGTATTGATGCCGCTATCTGATCGACAACATCGCCAACAGACCACGCAACAGGATCTTTAGGTTTATCAGCTTCAAAACTATCTCTTAGTATTGTTTCTATTTGTGCTGACTTAGATCCTGCCTTGCCATACATGTTTTGACGACTTTCTAGTTTTTCCTTAAAGGATTGATCTGCCTTGACAGTTTCCATGCTGTCTTTTGTAGCGGTTTTGTTTGAGCCTTTGAGAATTATTATTGCCCTTCCCAAACTACTGCTCGCAGTATCCTCGACATACCATTTTTTCATGTTAGCCATGTAGGTTTCTCTAGATCCAAATGCAATATTGCTAACTGCCGGTGATGGATCTGCTGCATCTCGCCACAAAGTTGCTTGCACCAAGATATAACCCTTTTCAGGATCATGGCTGATAACTGATATATCAGATCTACCCATTGGATAATTGGCAATAAACCATTTGTTCAAAGTAGCCACATCCTCGTAATCCTCAAGATTAAATGCCATTAAAGATCATCTCCTTTTTTGAAATCGCTGTCGATCTCGGCATCATAAACTGTCTTGTATAGACCGATGTATGCTGCAATGTCCACACAACTGTCATAATGCCCTGGACTTTCCTGCAAGCGACTAATTTTTTGCAAGATGTTAAAGATACAGATGTCATGAGGCATGACTGGGTATTCCAAATACGAACTGACAAGTTTAGAGATTCGCTCCATGTTGTAATAAGGATGCCCATAAATGACACCTCTTGACTGGATCGTTGAAATGGCTTCATCAAAGAGCTGCTCAGTTTTTGTCATAGTCAAATACCTCATCTGACTGCTTCTTGATGTTGGTCATTCTGCGGTGCATATCCCAACCCGTTGCACGCCCAGACCAATAACCACGATTGTAAATTTCGGTTTGCCATAAATTAAATGCGTAGGCTAATAAGCCTGTTGCTATCACAAACCATAAAATAGTTATCCCGTTGATTCTCATTTCGTTGCCCACTCCCTTATTTGTTTAGGCATCGCAACCGGATTTCGGTCATCGATTACTGTATATGTTGCTCCTGACGGATGAATTGATGGTGCAGTTGCAACATAACCCTTCCACTTGATATCAATTCCATCAACTAACTTGCCCTTAAATACATCAGATTTTGCAGCTGTGTAATAAAGGTGCAAGCCATCACCGGTTTGAACTGTATAAGTTGGCTCGAACTCTGGAAGTAATTGACCGCCATTGCGATAATCAATATCAAATACAACCAAGCCTGACTGATAACAGGCTATTCCGATGTTTATGTTTTCATCATAGTCAAACCAAAAGTTAATAAGTTTCTGGTCGGTAGTAGCTGATAAATATGCCCTTTGAGCCAAGTCAAAGTGCGGATCTTTCTTGCGTGGCAATAATGGCAAGACTGCCCATCCTCGCTTCGCATAATCTAAGGCTGTGCCTCGATTACTTGTATCTAATAACATGTCGCTCCCTACATATCCACAGTATCTCTGTGAATACATAAAGTTTGACCTAAAGCAAGTCTTTTATCTACCTGACCTTCGGCGTGTTTTATAACGATTAGATAACGCCAATATCCTCAACATCATCGATATGGTCATCAATCGTGCGGTCGATATAGTCTGTTTCACGCCCCATAAGACTTTCCAAGAGCTGTAAAAGATCCATCTTTGTTAATCGGGATCATTTGCACATTCATATTCTTGCCATCCCAGTCCATAATGACTATGCCCATTTGCCAGTTGGCGAGCCCTTTTGTGTAAGAAGCCTTTGCTCGGTTCATAAGGTTGCCTGTTTCAACCCCGTAAAGGGGTCTGTAAGCCCCGTAGAGCCCCTCTGAGTAGGCTGACATACCTAGTCTATGGGTATGACCACAAACCACGCTCTTACCAGCCTTTTTGGCTAGATTAAGGGCAGTCTGTCCAGCATTAGGATTCATGTTGCCTTCGTCGCCATGAGCCAAGATCCAACCCTTTTCAAATTCAAAGAATGTCTTATGGAATGTAATGCCCATAGATTCAAAATCCATAAACTTGGCATACTGCAATTCGGGAAGTGAAATCATTCCCGGAACTTTTAATAAAGTGTTATATAGGCGATCAGTATGATTACTGCGGATGATATGAGCCTCTCGGCTGTGCTCTGTGAGAGCCCAAAGGATCTCTTGAGTAGCTGTGCGGTCATCATCCAAAGTTTGTTGATAAGCCAAAGGTGTTTTTTCAGCCCATCGGCTAATGGTTTGAAAGTCGATCTCATCGCCAACGCATAGAACGCTGTCAAATCTTTCACGCTTTGCCAATTTGATAACATTCTTGACGGCTGTTTCATGATGGTAGGGAATTTGCAAATCACTTATTACTAAGTATCGCTTAATCGTCATCCTCATCGTCAGTTGGATCTATGGAAGGAATAATCCCGCCATCGCCTACGATCCAATCAGGAAAAGTCTTATGCTCGGTCATTAACCAAAATGCGTGCTCTGGTGTAAATCCTGCTTTACGAGCTGCTTTATAACATTCATGCAAAGCGGTGTAATGCTGATCGATTTTTGTTAATGGTTCAGGAGATTGGCGAACGACACGACGATTGATCTTTTTGCGTTTGATAGGTTTTCGAGTGTTCGCCATAAATAAAATTATCGCTTAGACATTAAAGCAAATAGATCATCGACACGCTGTTCAAGTCGATTAATCTGATCCTTAATTGATGAGCCTCCGTTTGGTTTTAACTCATTCAAATAAGATTTAATAAGAAAGCGAACTCCCACTAACAAACTTGTGGATATGGCGCATACGCCAACGGCTATACCAATGATTTCGTTTGCGGTCATTTCGCATTAATTCCATAATCAGCCTCTTTGCCAGACTTTGGATCTAATGCTTTTGCGATAGGTGCAACCAACGCACCAGCCAAGATTGCAAACTCTGGACGAATATCAGCAACGATCGCCAATAAGACAGTAATGCCGGAAGCAGCCACAGCTCTTAAATAGGACTTAATTGCTGCCTTGTGTTTGTTTGATAGTTTCATGCTTTGCCTCCTAGTAGTGGGATGTTAAAAAACTCTGAATTGTTATCTTGATCTTTTTTGAAACTTACATGGATATGATGCGTATGGGGATTGCCCTTATATGATCTCCAACGCCATCCAAGCAAGGGGGATGCAATACGGCTCTGATGAATTACATAACTGATGCGACCATTGGATTTCCCGAATGATCGAATTTGATCTGCCAAATATGCCGAAAGCCCTTTGTCGTCAGAAAGCCGAGCGTCAATATCAATTGCTCGCACGCATCCTGTTGCATCTGGATTGTGGTCGCTTTTTCGTGTGCTATGTCTAGCATCACCAATCCACCCATCAGATTTACGCAAACGCCCTGGGAAGCAATCATCAATTTGTTCCCGTAATTGAACAGCTGCTTTAGATAGGTAAGGCTTCATTAGCCTTTAGGCTTGCCTAATTTAAGTCCTTTAGGAATTGGCTTAGAATATTCCCATTTTTGTATATAAGCACCAAGACCATCTGAATCATCTCTTAAATGAATACCTAATTCAATAAAACTATCAGTTGGTTTTATTTCAGGATATGCTTCAACAATTTTTTCCCATAGTTCCATGTTATGCTCCTAAATAAGTAAGTGATTGATAACCTTGATTAGTGGTTAAATAAATTGGAACTGTGCTACCACTATCCTGTAAATATGTTGCCTCAACATAATCTGCTTCGGCAAGGGAAACAACTGCTGAAACTGAAATACTTGGATTGGTGTTATCTGGTATCATAAAAACAGATTTAATATTAGTTCCATTTTTACTCAAACTCAAAGTTCTATTTCCAGTAGTATTGTTATTTAAGCGAATTGTGCTTTGAAATAGGTATTTGCCCGCTTTACCTGCGGGGATTGTAAAGCGACTTGTATTAGTAGAGGTTGAGTGAAATCCATCTGTATCAAAATCCTCAGTATTCCAAGTGATTGCTGTTGTAGTATTATTATTAATATTCAAATCTACTGAACTGCTTAAAGCGCAACCAACAAATGGTGCAGTAGTTGATGTTGGAGCAGCCCAGCTTGGCACGCCACCAGCAACAGTTAAAACATTGCCATTTGATCCAATTCCAAGTCTTGTGTTTGTGTTGGCTGTTGATGAACGATATTCAATATCACCAAGCGTTGTTGATGGATTTAGGGCTTTGGTAGTTGTATCAACAGATGTTCCAAGTGATCTAATCGCTGCTGCACCATCTTTGACCAACGCTGTATCGTCAGGCGTTGTCCAGCCATAGTTTGTAGTAGTTGCCATTTTTCTCCTATTATCAGGCTACGATTGTAGCGTATTCCCATGTTAAAGTTGGGCTTAAAGTGTTCCAAGCCTCGCCGATTGGCACAGAATTCCATCTCATAGCCACTTGGCTAAAGCTGACCGGCGAAAGGTTTATGGTCAAAAATAACTCATTAAACCTAGTGCTCCAACGCCATCCCTCAACATAACCTGAAAACTCGCCATTGCTTATCTGTGCTGGTAAATCTCTAATGTTTAATGGCATACCCATAAATATATCTAGCAGATTATCTCGATCGGAATTGTCTATTTGTGAATTGGTAATTGGAAAAGTAATGCTGTCAAAAATTGCTTGTGGAAAGGCTCGAAGGCTGATGTATCGGTCGGCAACCTCTTGAGCGTCTACGGCAGAATGAATTACCGATTGGATACTTTCAGACTTGTAGCCATAAAGGGCTATCGATGAAGCGGATGTTGCAGTTTTTTGAGATCCAAAGTTGTTGCCATAATTGATATATATATCATTTCGAATATCAGCTGCTTTTGTGGTTGTGCGCAATCCTGATCCAATTGCATGATTGGCAGATAGATCAACATAACCATTGGCGATCAAATAGGTTTGGCGATGGTCAGCATCAGCGTATCCAATGTTTCCTTCATTATCCTCATAAATATATCCAAATGCGCTATTAGCAATTTGTGAAGCAATGTTATAAACAGTATCAGGAGAGGCATCTCGATTTTCCATTGTATAAAGTCCGGGTTGGTCAATCTCACCTAATCCAATGTTAAATGCAGTAGCCCAAGTTTCGGTTGCAGAATATCCTGCCCAAGTAGAAGCTGCTGGAACATCATTCCAAGCCCCAAGCAAAACACTTGAAAGCAGATCATAAATTTGGTTGCCATCCTCATCTTGGGATATTGCAGCGTTGTAGATTTCCTTTGCTAACTTAACTAAAGATCCCATTGCAAGAATAGTGTATTCAATAACATTTGCGATCGATCCTGTTGCACCAACCTCAACAGTAATATCGGTAATATCCCCGCCAAACAAATTAACATAAGTTCCTGCGCTGTTTTTAACTTGCAAACTTAAACTGTCATTTATACCAAATGGAAAGGTTTGACCTGCTAAAGCAACAATTGTGCATTGTAAATAAGATGGGTTAGGTTGAGTGTAGATGTCATCTCGACCTGCCTGATGAATTATGTCGCTTATTGTTAGATTTGTGTATTCAGTTCCAGCAACAGTGAGTTTCCATTCTGGTGTCCAGACTGTCATTAGTTGCCTTTGATGCCGTTATTGTAGAGCTGTGGAACTGATCTCGATGCGCTTTGATTTAATACTTTTGCAACGGCTCTTGCAGCACCTTCACTATCAACGGCTTGGACTGTAATGTTATTGACTGTTGGTGCGCCTTTTGGATTTCCTGCACCATAAGTAAATCCTGCACTTGGAACAGATGGAACATTGCCACTAGGAGCAATTTGAGTTAAACCATAGGTTGCTGCGCCAACGGCTAAAGCAGCAGCAGCAGTTCCAACGGATGCTCCACCGGTTGCGAATGCGGTAGCAACTCCAGCAGCAGCAGCAGCATTTCTCAAGGTATTCATAGCAACAACAATCGTTCCAATGGCTGCAACAAAGGCAGCAATCTTATTAACGACAAAAACAGTTGCAAGAATACCAGCGACAATTAACAATTCCTCTTTAATGCTTATCAAGAATCCAATTGTTGTTTTTAATTGTTCTCCAAATTCATAAGCACCATTTGTGGCATCGGTAATTCCAGCACTAACGCTGTCTTGACCAGTCAAGCCTGCTGCCAATGCCTGAACATTAGGAACAACCACAGCAAGTAAATAGTCAGCAAATTGTTTCATGATTGGAAGTAAAGCATTTCCAATTTGTTCTTTAGTTTCAGAAAAAGCAATCTCTAATTGCCTCATCTTAAATTCTGCGTTAGTCGCCTCATTTTCAATAAAGCCTTTATAAGTTCCTTTAAGCATCTGCATGATTTCCTCATGAGATTTGGTCTTAAGAGTAGTAGCATCAATACCTAAACCAAGTTTGCCAAGAGCTGTATTTTGTCCATCAAAACTCTTGCCTAAAGCATTAGTAATTACTTCAAGTGGCTTGCCAGTAGCAGTTGCTATCTCTTGAGATAATGACAATAATTCTTGGGCTTTTGCAACATCATTTGTAGATCGAATCAAACGAGCAAACGCAGGTCTTAAAACATCATCGGTTGTTGCGGTGGCAATTGATTGTTTTGTAATATAAGTGTCAATTGATGCAATTTGCTCATTGGTTGCATTTGTGTTTGCTCTGATTGTTTGTTCTAAAGACTTGCGAGCCTTTTCATCCTCGGCTGCTGCCTTTACAGCTGAAACTGCAAACGCTGTGGCTGCTGCGCCAACGGCTGCAAATGCCAATGCTGCTTTCTTGCCAAAATCGGAAATCTGATCAGCAGATTTGTTAACTACTTTATTGGCATCATCTAACCCCTTTTTTAAGCCATCAATATCAGCTGCTAAGGCAAGGGTTAATGTTCTGCTATTACTTGCCATCAGAGAATTCCTTCTTTATATCTAAAATAATTTCCTCAAACTCTTTAATAATAGTTGGTTGCAAATGTCTGATGGTTGGATAAATAAACCAACCTCTTGAACCCGGCCCTTTAGGCATCGGCCCTGACCATCTTGGGAATTGTGGATATTTACCAGAACCAAATTCTGATGCTGCTCCAATACCTTTACGATTACCTTTAGCATCATTGCGAGTATTGAATTGAGTTGTTGCACCGCCCGAGAATCTTTGTGAAGCAAATCCAAATGAAATCTCACCAAGCAATGAGGATTTCTTAACTTTACCGCCTTGAGCAACTCGATCGGCAACCTTGCCTCTAGATGAAGCAACTCTGCGAATTTCATTTAATTCTTTTTGCGCTAACTCACCAACTCTGCGTTTGGTTTCCTCAACAGCAATATCGCTCATGTTTCTAATTACCTTAGAAAATAAAGCAAGTTCTCTTTTGTCATAGACTATTAGAGGTTCGGTGCTAGTTGCCATTCCGTTTCTCCAATATCTCGATTGCTGTTAAAATATCCTCTGCTTCAACCCATTCGCTCATTGGTATTTGTGTGGCAATTGCCAACTCAACCAATAATCTGTTTAGGCTTCCTGCTGGATAACTTTTGGGTCTGCATCACCGACAATGACATCACTTACAGTTTCCATCCAAATATCCATTGGTTTGATTGGTTTGCTTCCGGCAACTTCACGCTTATAAGCATGATAAGCCAGAAACATAAGATCCCAAACGCCCAACTTTTCGGATGCCTGACCAATAATGTGTCCTGTCTGCTTTTCCCATTTTGCCCACTCAGGCGGTTGGGCAATATAAGTTGCTTGCTCGCCTGAGCTATATTCAATTGTAATTGGTAGTTTCATTTTGCTCCCGTTGCTAGTTTTTAACTAAAGGTTTCTACTACTGCGCCTTTAGATACTGTAAATGTGAATGATACTGTCTGAGCATCAACACCTGATCCACCAGCAGTTGGAAACTCTGGTTTTACTGGGAACACAAATGTTGCTCCTGATGCAGCTGTAAGTGTCATGCTGATGTCTGTATCTGGTGCAGTTTCAGCAGCAGCCCATAGAGCCTCACAAACTGAACTTGCCTTGCCCCAATCAGCCAACATATCCAATTGGAATGTTGCTGAAATGTTTGTTGTCTTGTATGCCTCGCCCTCAAGTGTCTGATAAACCTGACGATCATTGACTTTGGTTAGAACTGCGTTTGTCGCCTGTGCTTGAATATCTGTTCCACCTGTGAAAGATAAACCAACATCACGACCGGTAATTACGACTGTTGCCATGATTTCTCCTTAGATTGTTTGCGTGTAGTAGGTAGACACTCTTACATCTGCGATTAGCAGCGTGCTTGCACCAACTTGTGAAACTGTCGGTCTTTCAACCGAGCTGACAATGTATCCAACCGGAATAACTGCCAGAACACTTATAATTAATTGCTCGATATTGTCGAGCGATGCAGGATTGCTGTTATAAGCAACTGCAACTGTAATAGTCATATTAATTTTAGCCCGAATGTTTGTTTTGCTTATTGTTTCGAATTCAAGATACGGAGAATCTGGAACGCACACAATTGCAGGGGGAATTATAGACTCTGGAACCCAAGCATAAACATTTCCTGCAACAGTAGATAGAGCAGTTGCTAAAGGTGTTCTAATCTGTTCAAGGATTGTCTGATTAGGCATTTATTGAGCCATGCCTTCGGGATCAATATAACTGCCCAAGAGCCCCACACATTTATTGTATAAACTTCGACCCATGCGAAACGGAGTTGCAGTAAAATCTACTCCTTCGATTTGTCCTCCGCCGGCAAGTCTGGCTTGGAAAACTTCGACTGAAACTGTGTAGACGGCTGATTGAACAGCTGCATTTCCAACATAAGTTGATCCGCCAGAAAGGGCAGCAACTCCGGATGGGATGACATTAGCCTCGAGTATGTCGGCATTAGTGATCGATTGCGAAAAGGTATATTGTCCAAGATTATCTGCCAACACAACTCTTGTTCCGTTGTAAGGTGTTCCGCATCCTGTGATGACAACTGATTGTCCTTCGGTAAATTCATGAATTCCTAGTGTTGTAAATGTAGCAACATTGTCTGACAATGAAGTTGCTTGAATTGGACTTTTGAAAGTTGCAAGCATTGGCAGAATAACTGTTTCTGCTGTGTCAATAATTTGGTTCAAATAAGTATCATCATAAAGAGCGGAACTTACACCCAATACGGAACGCAATTGACTTGCGGTGATAATTGTAGGCATAAGTTCCTCTCTAAACTCCCATTAATGGATGCCTAGGATCGGGAGCAACCCTAGGCACTCAGTTAAACTAATTTAGTTCTTGTTGAACCAAACTCCGCCACCAGCAAGTTTTACTGCTAGTGCGCCATAACCATAATAAGCCACAGAAACCTGTCCGGTCGCTGTGATATCGGAACGAAGCGTTAGGCGTGGGCTTTCATACCATGTGAAAGCATCTGGATTTACAACGATCATTGACTGATCTCCAGTTGTGTAGCCATCAAGTGAGCGAGAAACATAAAGATCCAAGCCAGCAACATTTCCACGAAGTGATGTAGGAACTACATTTCCACCAGCGTTTTGAGGTTGAGAAGCATTGTAGATTGGGCGACCACCATCGTTATAGCCCATGATATTGCCCCATTGAGTGCTGTTAACAATTAAGTTGCGAGCAAATCCAAGTGAGCCTGAGTAAACAGATGCAGCAGCACCTGATACATAAGATAAAAGTCCAGCAGCTGTGTTATCTGCTGTTGCTGTTAATAGTGCGCAAGATGATCCTAGAACTCCTGCAACATAAGCATCTGTGGTCTTTGCATAAGCAAATTCCATTTGACGAACTAACTCATCAAAGAATGCTGGAGATGAACGATCTAGAAGTTCAACTGAGAATGTTTGTCCGCCAGCGAATTTTTTAACATCAACAGAAACGAATGATGAAGTCATATCGGTTGTGTCGATTGCTGCTGCCTCTGCCTCTAGTGCAGTTGTTGGCACAGCTGTAATTTTAGGAATTTCGAATGTCATACCAGCAGCAGGAAGTGTGCCACGAGATAGAGCATCGATTAATCCACGATCAGCATTTGATAGACCATTGATGATCTCTGTTGATTGTGGTGTTGGAATTAAGCCAGCAACTGTGCCGGTTGTGTCAGCAGCCATTACATATTGACGGCTTTCCTCTGAACCTAGTGCAGCACGAACTGAATGCTCCAAGTAAGTTGCTTTTGAATTGATTGGTGAGCGTGGCTTTGTATAGGCAACAGACTGAGCTGCCACTACGACCACAGGCTCAGACTTTGCAGCTTCTACCGCTTCGGTTGCGATAGGAGCATCTGAAGTAATATCAGACACTTTGTCCTCCTGTGTTGTTTGATCCTCAGCGGTTGCTTCGGAATTCTCTGGTGTATTTGTTGCAACTACGGATTCAACTTTCGCTGAGGCAATAGCCGGATCAGACACCAAACTGACTTCTTGTAAAGAACTTTTTGAAATAACCATTGCGCCATCTTTGTTATCCCATGCATCAACCATTACGCCAACAGAAAATCCATCTCTTAATCCTGTGGCTGCTTCCTCAAGAGCATCATCAGCTGCAAAAGTCTTTGCAAGTTTGAATGTGCCTTCTAAACCTTGATCGTTTGCAGTAATGTCAATTAACTTACCCAATGGGCGTGTTTTGTCATGCTCTAATAACAATTTGACAGGTTTTGAAAAATCAATGCTGTCTTTAGCAAAGACAGTTTTGCCGGCTGATGTATTTCCAGCCTCATTCCAAGAAACAATAGTTCCTGAGATTGTTCTCTTGTTTGTATCGGCAGCGGTTATGGTAATTGGGAAATTAATCTTCATCGGATTAAGTCCTCCTCCTCTTGGATTTGCTCAACGCTCATTGCGCCAATGCGGTTTAGAATTTCATAAACTTGCGCACGCTCTAATGCAGATCCACGCAAGAAATCATCAATGTCAAATCGAACTTCAACACCATTTGGAACAAAGTCAGCCATTGATAATCTTTGCTCGATCGGAGTCAAAATATTTCTCAAGCTGAAATCGATAAGGGCTTTACGCTCCATAACAGTCGTGCTATATGTCATGCTAGTAGTTTCAGCAGATAAGAATGATGCTGGAATGCCAACGGCTCTGGCAAGTTCTAAAGCAAGGTATTGACGACTTTCATTTAATTGTAATTTTTGTGGATCAAATCCTAATGCCGTTAATTCAACATCAGCATTTAAGAATGCAGTTGCTCTTGTGTTTCTAGCAACCTTCCATGATTCCAAAAGTTTTGTGATTCGCTCTGGAGTTAGGTTAGTGCCATTTGATTTTAACACCATTGTAGGAACTGGCTCTTTAGCGTATAATTCCGCAGCCTTTTCCAATTCTTGTGCAGCTCTTATTGTGCGACCGGCACGATTAAGCACACCTTCATCTAATCCGCTAAATACAACTAAAGATCCAATTCCCGTTGCTGGAACATGCATTCCATCAACCATGTAAGAAGTGATCTCGGTTTGATTTGCATTTAAGTTATATGAAACCCGATCCGGTGCAACTCTTGTCCATGCACGAACTCGACTGTTATCGGATGCAGCATAGCTGTCCAAAACGATTCCATATCCGATTCCGTGGAAAAGTAAATCTTCCGCCAACCATGCGTAAATTGCAGATCCAGCAATTCTTGGATCTGGTTGCATAATTACTCTGTTTGGATCTAAATGTTCTTTTGTAAAATGATTATAAGTTTCTAAAGGTAGCGAACCAATTGTTGAGCAGATAATGTTTCTTGCTCTTGCAACAGATGGCACAGACATTGCTTGTTCTCTCGTTGCTGTTTGTGCGCCATAAAATAATCCGCCAACGGCTGATTGCAAATTGTAAGGAGTGTTGGCTGCTGCAACATCTACTGTTGGTGTGATTGCGGTATTTGTGATAAATCGGTCGAATAATCCCATTAGCACATAATATACCATAAATGCAATTTATCCGACTTGAATATCAATTTCCGTTTGTTGTTGTGTCGCAAAATATGTTGCTAAAGCCGAAGCGACAGCTGCACAAACTGCCACTCGACTTGCACGCCTTCCGATGATCCATGACCCATCCCCATAGGGCAGTTTTGCAGCGGAAAGTGTTTGTTGGGTCAGTTCGTCTTGACCTCCATGCTGTAATCGATGGGAATTGATTGCGCCCAACCACCGATCACAACTTTCAGCATATATCGCCCCATCCATATCTGTAATGGGAATTCCAGCAGGAACTAGCCGGCTTGCGACAGCTTGTGCAGTCCTTTTGGAATAAGCGACAGTCTGAACATTATATTTTCTTACATAAGGTGCAATATCGTTTGCAACCGCTAAATCATTAATTGAATAATCATTTGACCAAGTGTGGAGTAAAACTAAATTAAACTTTTCACCAGGAAGTTTTTGTGTCGCAGTTAATGCCCCAAATTTTCTATCTGGTGATAAATCCAATCCAAACCAAGTTTCTTTTTCAGGATCTAAAGGTATTGGTTCGGTCTGACACAATCCCCATTTTTGTGCATCAATTGCGCTGTTAATTGTATCTACCCACAAACACAAAACTTCCGTTTTTACAATATCAGGTGGATCATTTATTACAGCTCTAAGATTATCTGGATGCATTGTTATGCCCAGCGATGGGTTGGCTTGAGCAAATGCTGGCCAGTTGATTTCGCCATCTGACGGATTCAATATTGGCGCATCTGGTTCAGCACTCCATTCAAACCAACCTATCGTGTCGGATGGGTTTGTGGAGGCTGCTAATCCACGCTCCCTAAGTTTATTAAGAATAACTGAATGTTGATCTCCAGCATTTGAATATGTCCATACTTGTGGATTTTTCGATGCCATCATCGTGTATCGCATTGATGACCAAGCATCCTCATCTTTATATTCACGCAACTCATCAAGATGAATGGTGGCTGGCGCTGAAATTCCTCTAGATGCATTGTTGGCTGCTTTTACAACAAACCTTCGACCACCTTTGAGTTCCATTTCCTCAGCACCATGTTGCCATCTGATCTTTTTTACCTCAGCAGCTAGTTTGTCATTACCTTCAATAATTGAAACCATCTGCCTAAATGTTTCAAGCGATGTTGTAAGTCTATGAGCTGATGACAGCTGCAAGTTTTCTCCCCAAATATACATGCCAGTCAGAATACGCAAAAGCATAAATGTGCTCTTTCCATTCTGTCTGGCTAGGAGAAGGTTGTTAAGCTGAGAGTGCCACCGGCCATCCTCCTTAATCTTATGACCATGAATAGCCACAAATTCTTGCCAAGGCATTAACGGCATACCGACTTCCTTTGCGAAGTCAATCATTTCATGACCTTTTGACGGCAAATCATTCAATGGAGAGTGAACTCGAGGTATCTGCACACCTCCTATTGTCGATCCTTTCGGATCACTTAGGATCTCTCCCGTTTGTAAATTGATCAAAGCGATTCAGTCTGATCGTGAGCGATCGAGGTGTTTTGTGGGTTAGAAAAGGAACG